TACTCATTAAGAAGGGTGTATTTGAGCATGAAGGTATGCCTTATCCTTGGTTTGCTCCTAAAATGCAGGTATTTGAATCAGGTGAGGTTCAAGATATGTGTGGAGAGGACGTTTCTTTCTGTTTAGACGCAAAAGAAGCAGGATTTGAGATCTGGTGTGACCCTCGTGTTCGTGTTGGACATGAAAAAACAAGGGTAATCTAAAGTGGAGGTCTTCAACGTCTACATTAAAGAGGAATTGGTCTTTGAAAACTTAACTAAAGACCAATTTTTCGATGAAATGCAAGAATTAGCAAGAAAAGCTTACTTTGAAGGCGAACCAAAAGCAGATTCTATCCGAATTGAACAAAAAACTATAGAAAATTAATTATGGCAACAAGAACTGGTTTAAATGGTATGGTATTCGTAGAGGCAATACCTAAAAAAACATCTCAAGGCAGAGGAAAACATACAAAATATGCTGCATCCTCTCGAAATAAGGCAAAAAAGAGGTATAGAGGACAAGGAAAATAGAAAATTACGCCCGAAAGGGCGTTTTTTTATGCCTAAAATAAAAATGCCATATATTGGGTATAAATAACAAAGAAAATAGTACAAAAACTACCTTTCATGGCAGTAAAACGAAAATCTAGAGCATTTAAGGACATTAGTTTATCGTTTAAACCTCATCCAGTCACTAAAGATCTACCTATTTTAATTAACGAACGTGCAATTGTAAGATCTGTTCGTAATTTAGTAGAGACTATACCAACAGAAAGGTTTTTTCAATCAGATATTGGTTCGGATATACGTGGTAGTCTCTTTGAAAACTTTCACCCTACGTTAGCAACTGTTATTGAAGATCAAATTAAAGAGACAATAACAAATTTTGAACCAAGAGTTGATAATATTAACGTACAATTAGATCCTTATATAGATTCTAATGCATTTGAAGTAACAGTATTATTTGATATTGTTGGATTAGATATTCCAACGCAACAATTTTCCTTCTTGTTAGAACCTACCAGATAATATAATGGCATTTACTCAATACACAAACTTAGATTTTGATCAAATCAAGGCACAGATAAAGGATTATCTGCGAACTAATTCAAATTTTACTGATTTTGATTTTGAAGGGTCTAACTTTTCGGTTTTAATAGACACTTTAGCGTATAATACTTACATTAACTCATTTAACGCTAACTTATTAGCGAATGAAAGTTTTCTAGATTCAGCAACTCTAAGAGAAAATGTAATATCACTTGCACGTAATATTGGTTATGTACCCCGTTCAAAAACTGCTTCAAGGGCACAAATTTACTTTACTGTTGAGTTGGAAGGAGAGAATCCAGATTCCACATTAGATCAACGCTTAAAAACGATATATTTGAAACCAGGTTTAGTATGTGTAGGTAAATCAAATGATACTACATTCACATTTTCATTAACTGAAGATATAAGTGCTCCTGCAAAAATTAGTCGTGTCGTTGGTGAAGGTTCAGCGAGAAGAAATATCTATAGTGCACAATTTGGAACTGCAGAAGACCCTATAGAAATTGTTCAAGGTTCTTATCTACAAAGAGAATTTACCTATCTTGGTAATCAAGACCAAAGATTTATATTAGAAAACTCTAGTATTGATAGTTCTACGATAAAAGTTATTGTTGGATCATCTAATGCTGATGTTGGATCTGCATTTGGTATGCCTTGGAGAAAGGTTGATAATATTGTTAATGTTGATAATAAGTCCGAAATTTATTTCTTACAGGAAATAACTGATGAGAAACAAGAAATAATCTTTGGTGATGGTATAATTGGAAAACAATTAGGTGGAAGTGGTATTGGTGCATTCAATGCAGATGGTAATCCACTCACTAATAATAAAATATTAGTACGATATATTGTATGTGATGGTGAAGAAGGTAATGGTGCTAGTCAATTTGATTTCCAAGGTGGATTCTTAGATAAGCATCCTGATGTAATTGGTGCAAATTCATTAAAACCATATGGTAATGTATCAATTAATACTGTACAAGGTGCTTCAAATGGTGCTGAAGTAGAGAATCTTGCTTCAATTAAGTATTATGCCCCAAGATTATATTCCTCTCAATACAGAGCAGTTACATCTACAGATTATGAATCTATAATTGAGACCATATATCCTAGTACTGAATCAGTTGCAGTTGTTGGTGGTGAAGAATTAAGTCCACCACAATTTGGTAAAGTACAAATTAGTATCAAACCTAAAAATGGTACATATGTTTCTGATTTTGATAAGTTACAGATCAAAAATAAATTAAAAAACTATGCTGTTGCAGGAATTAATGCTGATATTGTAGATTTAAAAGTTCTCTATGTTGAGTTGCATTCAACAGTATATTACAATACTGCACAAAACTCTAATGGAAATAGTTTAAAAGGTAGAATTGTAAATGCACTTGAAACCTATGCCAATAATATTGATATTAATAAATTTGGTGGTAGGTTTAAGTATAGTAAAATTCTTCAATTAATTGATAGAGTTGATGATTCAATTACTTCTAATATCACTAAAGTTATTATTAGAAGAGATTTAAAGGTATTGAAGAATCAATTCGCACAATATGAATTATGTTTTGGTAATAGGTTCTATATTAATCCTGAAGGATTTAATATTAAAAGTACTGGATTTAGTATTAATGGAAGTGCTAGTATACTATTCCTTACTGATGTTCCCAATAAAAGGGTTGATGGTAGTTTAGATGGTAGTGGAAAGGGTACTCTAAGTGCTATCTCTAGGAACCAAAAGGATGAACTAAATGTTATTGTCAAATCTATTGGTACAGTTGATTATGTTAAGGGTGAAATAATTTTAAATACTGTTAATATCACAAGCACTGTTGCATCAAATGATTTGATAGAAATTCAAGCATTTCCCGATTCTAATGACGTAATTGGATTAAAGGATTTGTACCTCAATTTTAACACTTCTAATACTACGATAAATATGATTAAGGACGTTATTGCTTCTGGAGAAGATGTTTCTGGAGTTGTATTCTCCCGTGATTACTATACATCAAGTTATTCTAATGGGGAACTGGAGAGGAAATAAAGTATGTTAGATATTGATACAAGAGTAAAATTAAATCAAATAATAGAAGGTCAGCTCCCTGAATTTTTGAGGGCTGATTTTCCACTTGCAGAAGATTTTCTTAAAACCTATTATCTTTCACAGGATGCACAGGGACAAGCAGGTGATATACTTAATAATTTTGACCAATATCTTAGAGTAGATAATTATACTCCTGATGTTGTAGTTGGTATTAATACTTTAAGTGGTGATATTACATCAACTTCAACTGAAATTACTCTTACTACTACCTCAACAAATTTAAAACCAACAAGTGCTTATCCTGCTGAATATGGTCTTTTAAAGATTGATGATGAAATTATTACATATACTTCTAAGACAGATACTAGTTTTGTTGGTTGTATTCGTGGATTTAGTGGAATAACAGGTTACAATGTAGGTATATCTTCATATATTAACTCTACAAATGGAAATCCTTTAGAATTTAAAAACACTGTTGCTGCAGATCATAAAAAAGATGCAGTTGTTACTAATCTTAGTGCTTTATTTTTACAGGAATACTATAAAAAGTTAAAGAAGCAGTTTTTACCAGGATTTGAGAACGTAAATTTTACAGATGATCTTGATGTTGGTAATTTTTTCAAGAATGCTAGATCATTTTACCAATCAAAAGGTATTGAAGAATCTATAAAAATATTATTCCGAGTATTATATGGTGTTGAACCAAAGGTACTAGATTTAGAAGAACGTCTTATTAAACCATCAGGTTCTGAATATATTCGTAGAGAAGTTGTAGTTGCTGAACCAATATCTGGAGATGCTGGCAATTTAATTGGACAAACGATATTCAAATCAAATGATCCAGCAACTAATGCTGCAGTATCTGAGATTGAACCTCTTACTAGAGATGATAAAGTATATTACAAGATTTCGTTATTTGTTGGTTTTAGTGATAGAGATTCGATAGAAGGAACCTTTACTATTCCAGGTAAAACCAAAGTAATGGAACCTTGTGCAGTAGGTTTCTCAACAATTACGGTAGATTCTACTGTTGGTTTTGGGCACACAGGAAGCGTTGTATGCGGTGATAATTCAATAGATTATACATCTAAGTCAATTAACCAATTCTTCGGTTGTAGTGGCATTACGGAGGCAATAAGCACTGCTTCTGACATTAGATCTGATGAAGTTATAGTTGGATATGAGAATGGAGACACTACAAAGAAAGTTGAATTAAGAATCACTGGAGTTTTATCCGAATATAAAGGATTATCTGATATTTCTCTAATAAATGAAGGAGAAAGTATTTTTGTTAAAAATGTTGGAGAATCTATTAAGAATCCAGAAGATCCAACATATAAGGAAATATTTGCAAATTCATGGATCTATAATACAAGTTCTAGATATCAGGTAAAATCCTTCAATGCATCTACATTTGTATTAGGAAGTATTATTGATAAGTCCAGTTTAAAAGTTAATGATACTATTGATATCTTAGAAAGAAATAGTCAAACTATAGTAGGAGAGGCTGTTATTTCTGATGTAGACACCAATAATAACTCTGTATTATTAAGTGGTTTATTTACATTAAATCCATTAAAAGAATATGATATTAGAAGAAAACTAAAAAAAGTTACAAGTAGTGGGGTAGAATTAGATCATTCTTATGTTGCAGATATTTTAAATGTTTATGTTGATGAAAATAACGATGGATATGCAGCATCTAACTCTCTTCCAAGTTATCTAATACCAAATACTGTTGTTAAAAGAAGTGCAACTATATCTGGTGCTGGATCTAATATTGTACCTGAAAATATATCAGATGATTTTAGTGGTGTAATAAAATTAAATGATCCAAGTGTATTCTGGTCAGGAGATTCAGTTACTTATGAGGCATCATCAACATCTACACCTTTAGGTGGATTGGAGGATAAAGGAATATATTATGTCGAAACTGGAATTGATGGTGACGCAAGAAATATAGCACTCTTCTTATCAAGAACTCAAATAGGTAACAAAGCAAGTAGAATATTAATTACTGTAGGTAATTTAAATGATTCTCATACTTTTACTTTAACCTCACATTATAATAGGAATCTTGGTGCAAATAAAGTATTAAGAAAATTCCCATTATATCAAGATTTACATCTTCGTGGTAATAATAGCGTTCCATCTAGAGAAATTGGTATGCTAATTGATGGAGTTCAAATTAAAACTCCAATATCAGAAGATTATATTTACTATGGTTCTCTATCTTCTATAGATGTATTTAATTCTGGTACTGGATATGATGTAGTAAATCCACCAAAATTAAGTATTCAAAAGAGTCATAATTTAGGTGATGATGCTCTTGCAGAACCCATAGTTACTGGATCTGTTGAAGAAGTATTTGTAGATCCTCATAATTTTGATATTGATAAAATAGTTTCTGTCAAATTAACTGGTGGTAATGGTGAAGGTTGTGTTCTACAACCAGTTGTTGGTGATAGATTCAGAAATCTAAAGTTTGATAGTAGAGATATATTCTTTGCTGGTGGAGTATCGATTTTAGATGAAACAATAACATTTCAAGAGGAGCATAATTTAACAACTGGAGAAACTGTATATTATAGCAGTAATGGTAATCCTGAACTTGGTATTGGTGCAGCATATGATACTACTAATACTGCAGATGGAACCTTAGCAAATGGTGCACCTTATGTTATCCGTGTAGTTAATAGTAAAACAGTTACATTATACAATCAATATGAAGATGCAGTTGGTGCTGTAGGTATTAACACCATAGGATTCTCTACTTCAACTAAGGCAAGTGGTATTCATCATTTTAGAACAGGTTCTAAGAAATTCTTAAGAGGAATTAAAGTAACACAACCTGGTTCTGGTTATACCTATAAAAAATTAAATGTAAATCCTTCAGGTATTTCTACCAATCATGCAAAGATAGATTTTAAAAATCATGGTTTCAATGATGGAGATCTTATAGAATATTCACCAACTGTTGGTCTTGGAACTACTGTTCCTCAAGCAACTGATGGTTTAGTAGCATCTACAGGTGTTACATCAACAACCAATTTTTATCATGTATTAAAACTTGATGACGATTCATTTAGATTAGCTGATGCAGGTATTGGAACAAATATAACAGATTTAAATTATAGTAGAAATGATTATGTTGGATTAGGTTCAACTGGAACTGGATATCAAACATTTAGTTATCCAAAGATTGAAGTTGTTGTTGAAGCAACATCTACTAATAATTTAACTGTAGATTTTACAAATTTAGTAACACCAATTGTTACTGGTTCAATCACAGGTACTCATGTATATGAAAATGGCACAGAGTATGGATCTGATATAGTAAACTTACATAAAAATCCCAATATTAGTATACAATCTGGAAAAGATGCAGAATTAAGTGCAAGTGTAGTTGATGGTAAAATTGCTGAAGTATCAGTTTTAAACAAAGGAACACAGTATTTTTCTCTTCCAAAACTTGTTGTAGAAGCAACTGGAATAACAACTTCTGGTGTTATTGGAAATGGTGCTATTCTTAAACCAGTTATTAAGGATGGTAAATTAGATAAAGTAGTTGTAATTAATCCTGGTATTGGATATACTTCTGGATTACTTAATGTATATTCAGAATCTAGAGGTAGAAATGCACTTCTTGGTGGTAGAATATCGAAATATGTTATTAATAACGTTGAGCAGAATGAAGATTATTATAATTTAGATTCTATAGGAAATGATTTAAATTTAAGTGTTGTTGGATATCATCAGAATATAGCAGATACTTTTGGTGATGTTCCTTCTAAGCACTCTCCAATAATTGGTTGGTCTTATGATGGACATCCAATTTATGGACCATATGGATATTCAGATTCATCAAAATTAGGACCTCAAGTAGGTATTTTAAGTACAGGATATGCGTTACATCCAGAATCTAAAGTAGGTCTTAGACCAGATATTTTAAAGTATCCTGCAGGATACTTTGTTAATGACTGGAAGTATGTTGGTAATGGTGATCTTGATAGACATAATGGTAGATATTGCAAAACTCCAGAATTTCCTAATGGAATATATGCTTATTTTGCTGGAGTATCAACTAGTTTACAATCTAACAATTTAATACCAGAATATCCATATTTTATTGGTGATACATATCGTTCTCCATTCATATCATTAAATTCAACTTTAAGTCAGGATTTTGATTTTAATCAATCATCTCTTTCTAGAAATACATTCCCTCATAAGGTATCTGAAAAACTTGCTAATAACGATTTTATTGTTGAATCTAACGAATTCCTTAGACAATTAAGTACAGTTGAATCTGTAACTATAGGTGAAGTTGATGAATTGCAGGTATTAGATGGTGGTAGAGATTATAAAGTTGGAGATTTTACAATTTTTGATAATGAAGGATCCAATGGATCTGGTCTTAGAGGGCAAGTTAAATCTATAGTTGGTATTGGAATTTCCAATATTAGTACTCAAATTAATAAGTTTGAGAATGCAGTATTTGTATGGGAGGACGAAAATAAAGTATCAGCACATTATCTACCTTTTATTGAAGTAAATGATAAGGATTCTGTTGCTGTTTCTGGTCTTACTAGTTCTATTATTGGATTAACTAATAACTTTAGCGTTGGTGTTACTACCGATACTATAGGATTAGCAAAAACTATGACTTCTAATTCTACTGTTACTGGTAGAGTTGATGATATCTATGTAAATATTATACCAAATACAATATCAATTGGTTCATCTTTAAGAATTGATAATAATGAAATTGTTCAAGTATTGAACAAATTTAATCTT